GGCCGCCCTCGCGGTCCTCGTCCTCGTCGCCGCGCGGAAGGCGTGGGCGAAGGTCCCGGTCGCCGACCTCGCCGCATGGGAGGCGCTCGCCGCCCCCCTCGCGTCCACGATCTCGGCGGCGCAGTACTCGGCGGTGACCGACGCCGCGGCGTACATCCCGGCCGCGCTGGCCGAGCAGGGCGCCGAGGAGGCCGCGGTCGCCGAGCTCGTCCCCGCCTCGTTCGCGGGGGTCGCGTCCGACGGCCGGCCCCTGGCGACGCTGCTCGACGAGCCGAGGATCCGGGTCCTGACCCGCATCGGGGAGGGGATGATCCCGCAGCAGGCGATGGCTGCCGGGCTGGCGCAGCTGGAGATGATCGCGGTCACCCAGGTCCAGGACGCCGGTCGCGCCGGCGCCGGGGCCGCGATCGTGACCCGGCCCCACGTCATCGGGTACGTGCGGCACCTCAACCCACCGTCGTGCTCGAGGTGCGCGGTCCTCGCCGGGCAGTTCTACCGGTGGAACAAGGGCTTCAAGCGGCACCCGCGCTGCGACTGCAGGCACGTCCCGATCGTCACCGAGGACGCGTACCGCGATCAGCGGACCTCCCCGACCGAGTACTTCAAGTCGCTGTCGGAGACCGAGCAGAACAAGGTGTTCACCAACGCCGGCGCCCGGGCGATCCGGGACGGCGCGGACCTGACCTCGGTGGTCAACGCCCGGCGCGGGATGGCCACGGCGACCGCGTTCGGCCGCGAGCTGCAGGTGACCACCGAGGGGACGACCCGGCGCGGCGTCGCGGGCAAGGCCCTCGGCGACTTCGAACGGCGACCCGGTGAGCGGTACCGCCGGTCGAAGGCACCGCGGCTGATGCCTGAACAGATCTACGCCGACGCAGTCGACCGTGAGGACGCGATCCGCCTCCTCGCCAAGTTCGGCTACGTCCGCTGATTTCCCCCGCCGCGAGGGCGGGGCGAGCACGAAGGAGTCGACCGCGATGGCCGACGACACGAGCACCACCGGCGACAACGACACCGGCGACGACGGTGACGACAACGGGTCGAGCGACTCGACCACCACGACCACCAGCACGACCGACACCCTCGGCCCGGCCGGGGAGGCCGCGCTCAAGGCCGAACGTCAACGGGCCCGCCAGCTCGAGCGGGACCTCAAGGCCGCAGCGAACAAGCTGAAGGCGTTCGAGGACCGGGACAAGACCGCGGCCCAGCTCCTCGAGGAACGCGCGGCGAACGCAGAGAAGGCCGCGGCCGACGCCCAGACCCAGCTGGTGCGCTACCGGGTCGCCGCCGAGAAGGGCCTACCCGCCGAGCTCGCCGGTCGGCTGCAGGGCGCCAACGAGAAGGAACTCGCCGCCGACGCGGACAAGCTCCTCGCCCTGATCGCAGGAAAGCCCGGCACCACACAGTTCAACGGCGGACCCCGCAAGACCGCCGAAGGAAAGCCCGACATGAACGCGCTCATTCGTGGCCTTGGATAACCCGCATTTGTAGGTCTCAGGAATGGGACCTGCCGACAAATAGAGAAGGTGGTTCCCATTCCGTATAACAACATCACTTCGAGGACCGACGCCGCAGCGCTCATCCCCGAAGAGGTCTCCCGGGACATGCTGCAGCGGGCCACGGACGACTCCGCGGCACTGCAGCTGTTCCGCCGGGTCCCCGTGTCCCGGGCGCAGGTCCGGTTCCCCGTCCTGTCCGCCCTGCCCATCGGGTACTGGGTCAACGGTGACACCGGGCTGAAGCAGACGTCCGAGGTCAACTGGACGAACAAGTACCTGAACATCGAGGAGATCGCGACGATCATCCCCGTCCCCGACAACGTCGTCGCCGACGTCGAGATCAACATCTGGGACGAGGTGATGCCGTACCTCGTCGAGGCGTTCTACCGCACCCTCGACTCCGCGATCTTCTTCGGCACCAACGCCCCGGCGTCGTTCCCCACGAACGTGTCCGCCGCCGCGGCCGCCGCCGGGAACAGCTTCGCGGAGGCCTCGACCGCCGCGCAGGGCGGCATGTTCGGCGACGTCGACGGCGCGATGGCGCTGATCGAGGCCGACGGGTTCGAGCCCACCGGGATCGTCGCCGCGACGTCGTTCAAGGGCCGCCTCCGCGCCGCCCGCAGCACCCAGGGCGACCGCGTCGACCAGATGCGCACCAACGGCCCACTCAACGAGCTCGACGGCATGCCGATCGTCTACCCGATGCGCGGCCTGTGGCCGGGCACCGTCCGGGCGTTCATCGGTGACTGGTCGCAGTTCGTCATCGGCGTCCGCCAGGACATCACCATGAAGATCCTCGACCAGGCCGTCATCACCGACGCCGGCGGACTGATCGTTTACAACTTGCCCCAGCAAGACATGACGGCGATCCGGCTGACGTTCCGGGTCGGGTGGCAGGTGTCGAACCTGCTCAACTACGACCAGCCGACCGAGGGCAGCCGGTACCCCGTCGCCCGCATCACTTTTTAGGAGGTCGGCATGGTTGCCGGACGAAGCAACGAGGCACGCACGCAGGTCATCGGCACGACGAACGCCTCCGCGGCGATCACCGGCGCGGCCGGGACCTTCAACGAGGAGGACGCCGGGCGGGCCATCACGGGCACCGGGATCCCCGCTGCGGCGACGATCCTGTCCGTGACGTCGGACGTCGCGGCGACGCTGTCGGCGAACGCCACCGCGACCGGTTCGCCGACGGCGACGTTCGTCGCGGCCACGGGTACCGCGTACGGGTTCACCGGGTGGTCCCCGGAGACCGACGCGGAGTCCGAGACCTACACCATCGCCGGCGGGGCGTCCGCGTCGTCGCCGGACCGCATCACGAACGCCTACACGGGCGTCTCCCAGCGATCGAGGAGCTGACCATGGCGACACGCAAGACGCAGCCGGCCCCGGACGGCGATGCCGCCACGCAGGACGTCGACCCGGCCGCGAAGGCGAAGTCCGACGCGGAGGCGGCGGACTCCACCGCCGCCGAGGAGGTCCAGGCGGCGGTGAACGCGGAGACCGAGCAGGGTTTCCGCGGCCTCGAGGTCGACCCGACACCGAACGAGAACTACACGGTGGCCGGGCAGGCCGCGGGGGCGCCGACCCCCGAGACCGACCCGGGCGCCGCGGAGGCCGCACGTAAGGCCGCCGTGGAGACGTCGGCCCGGGCGTCCGGGGTCACCGAGCTCTGACCCTGCGGCACCCCCTCGACCCGTCCACCCAACATCGACCCGTCGAGGGGGTGCCCTGCCATGGATCCACTTGCCGACGTGGCCGAGCTGCGTGCCTGGCTGCAGGACCCGAACTTCGACGGCGGGACCGCCGCGGTCGTCCTCGCCGCGGCCAGCGGGACGGTCCGCGGTCAGACCGGGCAGGACTTCAGCCTCGTCACCGGTGACACCGTCGTCCTCGACGGAAGCGAGGACGACTGGCTGTACCTGCCGCAGCGCCCGGTCACCGCCGTGTCGGCCGTCGACATCAACGGGGCCGCGCTGCCCGTCGGCGGGTGGACCCTGTCGGGGTCGCGGATCTACCGCTACAACGGCTGGAACCACGCCATGGTGCTCGCGTCGTCGAACTCCTACGGCCGGGCCCCGACCCTGATCACCATCACCTACGACCACGGGTACGCGACCATCCCCGACGACGTGAAGGCCGCGACCCTCGCGGTCGCCGCGGACATCGCGGGCAACCCCGCCGGGCTGATCGCCGAGACGATCGACGACTACACGTGGCGCCGCTCCGAGACCCCCGAGGGCACCGCGACGCAGATGCTCCTCGCGGCCGTGGTCCGCCGCTACGGCGTCGGGGCCCGCTCGGTGAGGCTCCACCGGTGAGCGCCACCGCCGCGGTCCGCCGCGGGCAGGTCGCCGCCGTCCGGCTGATGGTCGACACGTGCGTGATCCGCCGCCGCGGCCCGGAGGTCACCAACCCCGACACCGGGGTCGTCACCCCCACCTGGACGCAGATCTACAACGGGCCCTGCAAGTTGCAGGAGTCCGCCGGGTTCGGCGCCGCCGGGACGGAACCGCAGGCCGGGGAGCACAAGTTCGTGCTGCAGGGGTGGCGGCTGCACCTGCCCATCGCCGAGACCGGGCCGACCGACGGGGACGTCGCGGAGGTCACCACGGCCGGCGTCGACCCGGACCTCGTCGGGCGCAGGTACCGCCTCGGTGGGGACTTCGCGAAGACGTTCGCGACGGCCCGGCGGATCCAGGTCGAGGAGGTCGTGTCGTGAGCACCCTCGACGTCACCGACCTCCACGCCCTGACCCGCGACCTCGGCAACGCGGCGCAGCACATCGAACGCGACGTCACCGCCGTGGTGTCCCGCGGGGCACTGAACATCAAGCGGGACGCGGTCCGCCTGATCAGCGGCCACCCCCGATCGAAGCACTACCCGCTGACCATCGGCTACGACATCACCACCGACTCCGACGGGATCCTCGCGGAGATCGGCCCCGACAAGGACCGCCGCCAAGGCGGCCTCGGCAACATCCTCGAGTACGGCACGTCGAAGAACGCGCCGCTGCCGCACCTCGGGCCGGCGCTCCTCGCGGAGGAGCCGCGGTTCGCGGCCGCGATGGAGACCGTCGCCTCGGACGCGCTGCGGTGAGCGCCCTCCCGCTGATCGAGCACGCCGACGCGATCCTCACCCTGCTCCTCATCGCCGCCCCGGACCTGACCGTCCACGACGGGCACGTCCCCGCGCTGCCGACCTACCCGTACGCGGTGCTGTACCTCGGCTGGGACGCCGAGCGGACGTCGCTGTGCCCCGCTGCGGACCTGTTCCACGGCCGGGCCCGGATCACCTGCGTGGGCGCGAACGCCGCCGCCGCGCGGATCGTGTCCAAGCGGGTCGCCGGTGCGCTGAAGGACGTGGTCCCCACCATCCCTGGGCGGACCTGCTGGCCCATCGAGCACGACTTCGGCCTGTCCCCGGTGGAGGACCGCGACGTCCACATCGACGGCACCGGCTTCGTCGTCTACTCCGTCGACGAGTACCGCATCTCCAGCGTCCCCGGCTGAACCAGCCTGACCCACCGTCACCCGGTCGCGGCCCGCGCCCGGTAGTCCCGCACGTCCGTCCCCCCACCTGAGGAGACTCCATGGCTCTAGGGGCCGTCCAGCAGATCACCGCAGCCGGAGTCGCGCAGACGTACGCGGCGCCGGCTGCGACCGAGAACATCCTTCCCAACAACGGGTTGTTCCTCCACGTCAAGAACGCCAACGCCGCGGCCTGCGTCGTCACCTTCACCGACCCCGGGCGGACCCCGGCCGGGTCGGTCGCGACGAACCCCAGCGTGTCCGTCCCCGCGACGACGGGGGACAAGATGATCGCCGTCCCCGCGCAGCTGGTGAACACCGCGACGGGCCTCATCACCGTCGCGTTCTCCGTGCAGACCTCCGTCCTCGCTGCGCTCCTGCGCATGGCCGGGTGACCGCGATGACCGAGCAGCCCCAGGTCGTCACGGACGAGGACCTCGACGTCGTCGCCGCGTGGGCGTCCCCCGCGCACCCCGACGGGTGGATCTACCTGACCCACCCCGACTCCGGTGGGGAGACCCGCATCCCCGACGACGAGTCCGTCCTGGTCGCGCAGACGGCCCGCGGGTGGGTCGTCGTCGAACCGCCCGAGGTCGTCACCGTGATCCCCGTCGTCCACACCGGTCCTCCACCGCCCCCGGCGGACCTGTGGATCGAGATGACCCACCCCGACACCGGCGGCGTGCAGATGCTCCCCAACGACGCCGGCGCGATCGCCGGTGCCCGCGACGCCGGGTGGGTCACCACCGGCGAGGCCGAGGTCACCGCCGCGGCCGAGCTCGCCGCCGAGGTCGAGGGCCTCACCGTCGCCGAGGTGATCGACGCCGTCGGCGGCGACCCCACCAAAGCGGCCGCCGTGCTCGCCGCCGAGCAGGACTCCAAGAAGCCCCGCTCCTCCCTGATCGCGGCGCTCGAGCCGATCGCCGCCGCCACCCCCGAGTCCGACATCGACACCACCGAGCAGGAGAGCTGAACCGTGACCGACTCCCCGAATGACGGCCGTACCAAGGTGTGGTCGGTGCCCTCGATCGCGAACATCGCCGCACCGACCGTCGCCGAACTCAACGCCGGCACGTCCCTGGAATGCATCATCACCGCGGACGGCCTCGTCGGATTCAACCCCTCCACCGCGGAGGTCGACACCGGCGCGCTGTGCTCCGAGTTCGACACGAAGGTCCCCGGCCGGGCCAGCTTCTCCGGCACGATGCTTCGGCTGAAGAAGCAGATCCCGCTGCCCGACACCCTCTACAACACGATGGTCAAGCTGTACTCGACGAACATCGTGATCCGCCGTGACGTCGCGTCAGGTACCGCGTGGACCGTCGGGGACAAGGTCGAGGTCTACCCGGTGCAGTGCGGTGAGGTGAACAACCTGCAGCCCGAGGCGAACTCGGTGCACAAGTACGAGGTCCCCACCCTGATCACCGCGACCCCGAACCTGCGCGCCACCGTCGCCTAGGCACCGTCCCCCGTCGCGGGGCGGTCGCTGCCGGGCGACCGTCCCGCTTCTCCACCGGCAGGAGAAGCCAATGTCGAACACCCGAAAGACCAAGCCCGCCGCGGACGTCACCAAGCTCCTCGCCGCGGCCCGACTCCCCGAACGCACCGTCGAGCTGTGCCTGCGCGGGGACCTCCAGGCCCAGCGGGAGGTCCTGCAGCAGGACATCACCGAGGCGAAAGCGGCCGCGAAGTCCGCCGGCTCCCTCGGCGGCACCCCCGAGGTCGGCGAACTCGAAGCGGCCCTGGACGCCCTCGAGGTCGAGATGCGCGACGCGGTCCTGACCATCACCCTGCGCGCCCTCAACCCCGCCGAGGTCACCCTCCTGCAGGTCGAGCATCCACCGTCGGATGAGGACAAGACCAAGGGCCTCGCCGTGAACTGGGAGACCTACCGGGTCGCCCGCATCCGCGCCTCCATCGTCGACCCGGCACTGACCGACGCCCAGTGGGAACGGCTCCTCGAGGTCATCACCCTCGGCCAGCGGACCCTGCTCGAGGACACCGTCGAGGTGCTGAACCACTCGGTCGTCGACGTCCCTTTCTCGTCCGCCGCCTCCAGGAGAATCCAGCCCTCCGACGGGAGCTAGAGGCGGCCCGCGCTTGGGGGGTGTCCTGGCGCCGGTGGGCCGGGTGGGAACCCACCAAGGTCACCACCTACGACTACGACGCCGACGGCCGCGTCGACGTCGCGGTGAGCACCCTCGAGCCCGAGTGGGACGACCAGTCCCGCGGGTTCGCCCTCGCCCTCGACGAGTACGAGGCGGGGCTGTGCCCCTCCTGCAAGCACCCCCTCGAAGAGACCTCGGCGGCGCACCACGAGGACCGGTACACCGCCGAGCCCGCCGTTCGGTGCCACCGGTGCACCGCGAGCGAGCAGGCCGCGAAGTCCTACCAGGACTCCCCGACCCCCGGTGCGTTGCTCGTCCCCGTGCGGTTCCACCCGCTCACCCCCGAGCAGATGAGGGAGGTCCGCGCGAATGGCCACTCGTGAGACCAAGGTCGTCCTGCGGGCGGACGTAGCCGGTTACATCTCGGCGATGCGTGCGGCGGAGGCCGCGTCGCGGCAGTTCGCCGACCGGGCCATCGCGGACGCGGCGCGGGTCGCGCAGGCGCAGCGGACCTCCGCGGCCCCGACGCCAGGCGCCGGTGGCACCCCGTCGACACCGGGAGCACCGCGGGTCAACGCGTCCGGGCGCACCGCGGCGCAGGAGGCCGAGGCGCGGCGTCTCGTCACGGAGGAACGCCGCCGCCAGGCCGAGGTCGCGAACGCCGCCCGGGCCGCCGCAGCGGAGCAGGAACGCCTCGCCCGGGACGCGCAGCGCCGCGCCCAGGAGGTCGCCCGCGCCGAGGAGGAGGCCGCCCGGCGCCGCAAGGCCGCCATGCAGGACGTCGGCACCGCCGCGGCCGCGTCCGGTGCCCTCGTCGCCGCAGGGTTCCTGATGTCGGCGAAGGCCGCGATCCAGTGGGAATCCGCCTGGGCCGGGGTCACCAAGACCGTGAACGGCACCAACGCGGAGATGGCCGACCTCGAGGACCAACTCCGCGGGATGGCCAAGACCCTCCCGGTGTCCTCCACCGAGATCGCGAAGGTCGCGGAGAACGCCGGGCAGCTCGGTATCCAGCGGGAGAACATCGCCGGGTTCACGAAGGTGATGATCGACCTCGGGGTGTCGACGAACCTGTCCGCCGACGAGGCGTCCACCTCGATCGCGCAGATGATGAACGTGATGCGAACCGCCCCGGCGCACGTCGACCGCCTCGGCGCGACCCTCGTCGCGCTCGGCAACGCGGGGGCCTCCACCGAGGCCGAGATCATGCATATGGCGCAGCGGCTCAGCGGCGCCGGCGCGCTGATCAACGCCTCCGAGTCCGACGTCCTCGCGATGGCCAACGCGATGGCGTCGGTGGGTATCGAGGCGGAGCTCGGCGGCGGGTCGATGTCGCGGACCATGACGAAGATCTACAGCGCCGTGCAGCAGGGCGGCGCCGCCCTGACCGGGTTCTCGAAGGTCGCCGGGATGACGGCGAACGAATTCGCCACCGCGTTCGAGTCGGACCCGATCCGCGCCGTCGACGCGTTCGTCGGCGGGTTGGGCCGGATCAAGGACTCCGGCGGGAACGTCGTCGCGGCCCTCGCCGACGTGAAGATCAAGGGCACCCAGGACCTGCAGGTGCTGCTGCGCCTCGCGGGCGCGGGGGACCTGCTGACCCAGTCCCTCGACCTCGGCGCGAAGGCGTGGCAGGACAACACGGCGCTGCTGAACGAGGCGAACAAGCGGTACGACACCGTTGCGTCGAAGCTGCAGATCGCGAAGAACAACCTGAACGACCTCGCGATCCAGATCGGTGACGTCCTCCTGCCGATCATCGCGAAGTTCGCCGACGGTGCCTCGGGGATCATCGACTTCTTCGAGCGGCTCCCCGGCCCGGCCCGCGAGGTCGCCGTCGTCCTCGGGGCCATCGCCGGCGGGGTAGGACTTCTCGGTGGGGCGCTGCTGCTGACCCTCCCGCGGATCGCCGCGACCCGGGCCGCCCTCGCGACCCTCGGCGCGACCGCGATGTGGACCTCCATCCGCATCAACTTCCGCCTCGCGACCAACCTCATCGGCGGGCCGTGGGTCGCCGCCCTCGGCATCGCCGCCCTCGCCGTCGGTGCCCTGTTCCTCGCCCACCGCAAGGGCAAGCCCGACATCTCCGACCTCACCCAGGCGATCCAGGCCGACACCGGCGCGCTCGGGGACAACACCAAGGCCACCATGGCGAACCGGCTGGAGAAGTCCGGGATCCTCCTCACCGCGGAACGCCTCAAGGTCGGCCTCGCCGACGTCACCCAGGCCGCCATGGGCAACGCCGACGCCCTGGATCGGGTGAACGCCGCGACGGCGGCTGCGGAGGCGCCTGCCAGGGCGCAGATCGCAGCACTCCGCGAGACCATGGCGCACACCACCGATCTCGGCACCCAGCGGCGCCAGCAGTTCGACCTGCAGCATCTCCTCACCACCGGCGCCATCGCCGACACCCAGGAGCTGTCGAAGGCGATCGGGTCGCAGGCCGGGATGTCCGCCGACGCGGTCGACGCCGCGAAACGCGTCGCGGACGCCACCGCGAACCAAGGCCTCAGCGCGGCCGAGGCCGCCGCGAAGGCCGAGCGGCTCAACCAGGCCATGGGCGGGGTCCCCGGCACCGCCGGGCCCGCCACGGACGGCGCGAAGAAGCTCGGCGGAACCCTCAAGGAAACCGCCGCGCAGGCCGGGCTGACGACCGAGCAGCTCGACAAGCTCGTGTCCGCCGTCGACGCCCTCGTCTCCTCCGAGTTCGAGGGCGACCGCGCCACCATCGACTACAAGGACAAGCTCGCCGCCCTCGCGACCCAGGTCAAGGAGGGCACCACCTCACTGGACCTGAACCGCAAGTCCGGCCGGGAGAACGCCTCAGCCGTGATGGACCTCGTCCAGGCCACCGGCAAGCAGATCGACGCGGTCATCCGCAACGGTGGCGCCCAGTCCGACGTCGAGGCCAAGACGAAGGCCGCGAAGAAGTCACTCGAGGACCAGCTCACCACGCTCGGATTCAGCAAGGACGCCGTCAAGCGGTACACAGACGCGCTCGACGACATCCCCGCGCGGACGACGACCGAGCTCACCGTCACCGACGCGACCGCGCTTAAGGAAGCCGGGTTCTTCGGGCAGACCCTGGCGGCGATGAAGCGGGCCATCGAACGCGACCCCGTGAAGTTCGCCGTCGACTCCGCCGCGGCCCGCGCGGACACGAAGTCGTTCCTCGCGTTCATGCGCCAAGGCCTCGCCGACATCCCCGACGAGTCCGTGAAGGTCGGCATCGGGGTGTTCACCTCCGTGGACACCGCGAAGAAGCAGACCGGGTTCTCCATCGCGCTGAACAAGGCCGCGGGCGGCCCGATCTCCGGGCCCGGTGGGCCGCGCGACGACGCGATCCCGGCGTGGCTCTCCGACGGCGAGTACGTCATCAACGCCTCCGCGACGTCCCGGCACCGGGACCTCCTCGACGCGATCAACGCCGACGGGTACGCCGACGGTGGGCCCGTGACGATCCGCGGCGACGCCGCGTTCGACAAGCCGTCGGCGCGGGCAGCGCTGAACCAGGCACGCGGTGAGGTCGACTCCTACGCGGAGGCCCTCGGCAGGGCCGGGTCCGCGGCCGTCGCGGCGTACCAGAGAGCCCACCCCGACGTGCCCGCCGGTGGGTCGTCGAGCCCCAGCCTCGCCGGTGGGCTGTCCTTCGCCCGCTCCCAGCAGGGCAAGCCCTACGTGTGGGGCGCCGTCGGGCCCGGCGGGTACGACTGCTCCGGGTTCCAGTCCGCGATCGAGAACGTCATCCAAGGCCGCCCGGTGCACCAGCGCCGCTTCGCGACCGCGTCGTTCGGCTACGGCAAGGGCGCCGCGGGGTTCGTCCCCGGCGGCGGTGGGGCGTACTCCCTTGGGGTCATCCAGGCCATGGGCGGGATCCCCGGGCACATGGCCGGGACGATCAACGGCGTCAACGTTGAGTCCCGCGGCGGCGCCGGTGTCGTCATCGGCTCCGGGGCGCGCGGCGCGAACCACTCCCTGTTCCGCAACCACTACCACCTCGCCGGGTACGCCGGCGGCGGCCCGATCGGCCGGTCCCTCACCCCGATCCGCGGCGGCGGGTCCCGCGGCGCGATCCCCGTGCGGCTCACCCTCGACATCACCGGCACCGACCAGGAGATGAAGACGATGATGCGCCGCATCGTGCGCGAGAACGGGCGCGGCGACGTGCAACTGACCTTCGGCACCAGCTGATGCCCACCGCGCTGCCGAAGGCCCGCGTCGATATGAAGATCGGGGGCGCGTGGGTCGACATCACCTGCGACGTCCGCGGCACGGACCGGGTCGTGATCAACCGGGGCCGCGCGAACGAGGCATCCCACGCGGACCCGTCGACGTGCAACCTGACGCTGCTGAACCCGGCAGGGAAGTACACCCCACGCAACCCCCGCTCCGCCTACTACGGGCTCATCGGAAGGAACACCGGGCTGCGAGCGGGGCTCGGCACACCCCCGCTCGGCGCCGGCTCCACCGGGCTCACCGGAACCGCGCTCGCCGCACCGTCCGTCACCGCAGAGACGGCCGGGTGGCTTTTCAGCTCGTGGCTCGCCGCGCCGGTCGGGAACCTCACCGTCCCCGGCGGGTTCACCGCGGCCACCGAGCGAGACGGCCTGTACTCCACGATCCGTACCGGGTACAAGTCCGTCGCCGCCGGCGCGACAGGCACCTCGACGGCGACGTTCTCCACCGCGGCCACTGCCGCAGCCGCGATGTCGGTGGTGGTCCCGGGACCGATCACGGCCGCGGTGGACGCGGGCGTCGACACCAACACGGGCGACATTCCGATCTCCGCGATCCCCGCGACCGCCGGGCAGTACCTCCTCGCCATCTACGGGTGGTCGGCCGACCCCGATGACCGGATGTCCACCGTCGGGGACGCCGACGGCGGCTGCGAGTGGATGCTCATCGCGGACACCGGGCCCAGCACCGGCCCACGGCTGAAGGCGCTCATCCGCCGGGTCACCGCCACCGGCAACCAGAACCTCATGTTCTACGGCGACACCCGCGCGAGCTTCACCGACACCTTCGGGCAGGTCTTCGTCCTGACCGGGGCGAGCGACTACTACCCGCGGTTCACCGGTGAGGTGCCGTCGTGGTCACCGAAGTGGGACGACCCGACCGGCCGAGGCGCGTACACCCCCATCCAAGCCACCGGGATCACCCGCAGGCTCGGGCACAACGCCCCACCGCTGCGGTCCCCGATCTTCCGCGAGCTGCTCCTCGCGGGGTCCGTCACCGCGTACTGGCCACTCGAGGACGCCGCCGGGGCGACCAGCTTCGGGTCCGCGATCGGCGGCCCACCGATGCTGTTCGCCGGTGTCCCGCAGCCCGCGGCCGACTCCGGGTTCGCGGGATCCGACCCGATCCCCACGTTCACCGCCGCCGGCGCGACAGGTGCGGTCCCCGCGCACACCGCCACGAACCAGTTCACCGTCGGCGCCCTCATCCACGTCCCCGCGACCGGGATGCTCGACGAGTCCCTCCTACTCGCCGTCACCACCAGCGGGACCGCCCGCACCTGGACGATCAAGTACGACGACGGCAGCCAAGGGTTCCGCATCGAGGTGTACAACGCCGCCGCCGTGAAGGTGAAGGAGGTCGCGATCGGGCCATGGGACCCGGTGGTCCCCGGCGCCCGGTTCTTCCTGTACCTCACCGCCGCCGTGTCCGGCGCGAACATCGCGTGGACGCTCACCTACGTGTGGATCGGTACGGACTCGACCGACGCGCCGTTCTACTCCGACACCGTGACCGCGCAGACCGTCGGCGCGGTCACCTCGGTCGCGGTCGGAGGGAACCTCGACCTCGCCGGTGAACCGTCGATCGGGCACGTGGTGGCCACCTCGAGCAGCACGACGCTCTGGGCCGCGGGGTCCGTGTACAAGTCCCTCGTGGCGTGGAACGGGGAGACCGCCGTCGAACGGATCCTGCGGCTCTGCCAGGAGGAGAGCATCCCCGTCTATCTCCAGTACGGCGCGGTCTCTGAACTGATGGGCCCTCAGCGGTCCGCGACCCTGCCGACCCTCCTCGGTGACTGCGAGACAGCCGACGGTGGGGTCCTGTACGAACCGAAGGGCTTCCTCGGCCTCGCGTACCGGACCCGGGCGAGCAAGTACAACCAGACCCCCGAGCTGACCCTGTCCTACTCCGCCGAGCAGGTCGCCGCACCATTCGGACCGGTCGACGACGACCTGGCCCTCACCAACGACGTCACCGTCACCCGCAGGAACGGGTCCACCGCCAGGTCGACACTCACCACCGGGGCCCTTTCCACACGCGAGCCACCGAACGGCGTCGGGCTCTACGACAGCACCACCGACCTCAACGTCCACGACGACGCGCAACTCCCCGACCAGGCCTCGTGGCGGCTGCACCTCGGCACTTGGGACGAGGCCCGATACCCCACCACCACCGTGAACCTCGCGAACCTCGCGAAGACCCCCACCCTCGTCGGCGCGGTCACCGCACTCGACGTCGGCGACCTCGCGTCGGTGACGAACCTCCCCACGTTCCTCCCCCCCGGGCCCGCGGACCTCATCGTCGAGGGCTACCAGGAGACCATCGGGAACCCCAACGACTGGGTCCTCACCGCGAACTGCTCCCCAGCCGGCCCGTACCGGGTCGGGGTCTTCGACTCGACCGCGGCCCGGTACTCCTCCGACGGGTCGACCCTGGCCGCCGGGGTCACCTCGGCCGCGACGACCCTGTCGGTGGCGACCCCGGCCGGCCCGTTGTGGATCCGCACCGCCACCCACCCGGCGGAGTTCCCCTTCGACATCGTCGCCGCCGGCGAACAGGTCACGGTCACGGCGATCACCGGCACGACGTCCCCGCAGACCTTCACCGTCACCCGCGCCGTCAACGGGGTCGCCAAGGCCCAGGTCGCCGGCGCGACGGTCGAGCTGTACCGGCCCGCGGTCTACGCGCTCTAACGGAAGGACCCACGCATGCCTCTGGCCGGCGAGATCATCCACGCCTCCGATGTCCCCCCGGACTGGTGGGCGGCGCCGATGGTCGTCTTCACCGCGTCGGGTTCGCTGACGGCGGCGGACGTCGCCGGCGCCCGGGGGATCAGAGTGCGTGTCTGGGGTGCCGGAGGCGGTGGAGGTGGCTGCGCTGCCACAGCTGCCGGTAACACGTCGGCTGGTCCTGGCGGGGGCGGTGGCGGCTACGCCGAAAGCGTCCTGTCCGTGGCATCCCTGGTGCTACCCGTGACCGTGACCGTGGGCGCGGGCGGCTTAGGCGGTGCGGCCGGCGGTGTCGGCGGTGCTGGCGGCACGTCGAGCTTCGGCGGCCTGGTCGTCGCTACAGGTGGCGGTGCGGCTCAGGCGGGTCCCACGGGAACCGCGGTCGGAGTTGCCGCATTGGGTGGTCCCGGCGGGCAGGGCACGGTCGGGCAGTTGGTGCTCACCGGAGGTGGTGGTCGGTCCAGTGTCCGGTTCGCCGTGACCAACCACCCTCCGGGCGAGGGTGGCATGGCGGCTGCAGGCAGCGGCAACGTGAACACGCCCTACCCGGGCGGAGCGGCCACGGCTCCCGGCACTACTGGGCATCCAGGTGGCGCCGGCGGCGGTGGTGGCTACAACGGCGCCGGGCAGGCCGCGCAAATCGGCGGTGCCGGCGGGAGCGGCCTCGTCGTGGTGGAGCTCATCTTCGCCTGACCCATCGTCACGCCCGCCACTTTGCGGGACCCCGGAGGAGGCGAGGTGTATCCGCATGGACCCGACGACCCTGCCGTCCGTCCTCGGCGGCGGCAGCCTCGTCGCCGTGATCGTGTACCTGCTGCGGTTCATCTCCCAACTGCAACGCCAACTCGGCCACGCCCAGGAGACCGCGGCGACCCGAGCGGACGAACGGACGAAGGTCGCAGAGGCCAAGGTCGCCGAACTCGAGGAGCGGCTGCGGCGGATCGCGAACCCCGGCGACACCCGCTACCGCGAGCAGCAGCTCGAGCGGGAGGCCCGCGGTGACCGATGAACCCCGCGGCCCCCGCTGGCGGGTCCTCCTCGCCGTCGTCCTCGGCGGCCTGGCCGTCGGCGTCGCCGCGTTCGTGTGGGCCGCGACCGGGCAGTCCCGCCTCGCGGACCGCGCCGACCGTTCCGACGCGCGGGTCTCGCAACTGGAGGGCGCCCTCGCCCAGCAGGGCACCTACGTCGACCGGCTCCAGGCGCAGCTGCAACGCAACGGCATCACCCCCGCGAAGGCCCCCGTCATCACCGTCACCCCCGGCGAACGGGGCCCGGCCGGGCAGCAGGGCGTTGTGGGGCCAGCCGGGCCGCAGGGGGCGCCCGGCGCCGATGGGGCACCGGGCCCGCCCGGTCCCCAGGGTGACCCCGGGCAGCCCGGTGCGCCTGGCCAGCAGGGCGACCCAGGTCCCGCGGGGCGCGACGGTGACGCGGGCCCGGCGGGCGGGGACGGGAAACCGGGCGCGGACGGGAAGGACGGCCGCGACGGGACCACCCCGACCGTCGTGTACTGCTCGCCCCCGACGGTGCCCACCGAGCCCTGGGCGTGCACGACGGCACCCGCCCCACCACCTCCGACGCCTTGAGTTCGTCGGGAGTTTGGTACTGCCCTGCACCTGTAGGGCCCTAGAAACGTCCGCCGGTCGGCACCGCCTCCGACCGGCGGATTTCACCAGCCGAGATGAGGAGCCCACCGTGACCGAGCAGCCCGAGACCCCGGCCGCCGACCAGCAGCCGGCCGCCGACGTCGTCCCCGTCGACGCGCCGCCCGACGAGGTCGAGGACACCGAGGACGAGAACCCGGGCCCTCCCGAGGACGACGCCGACGGGCCCCAGGACGACGAGGCCACCGACCCGGGAGACGACGCCCCCGATGGTGAGTAACGCCTGGCGGTCCGCCGCGGTGAAGGACGTCAAGGCGGGCGACCCGGCATGGAGGGGTCTGTGCCTCAAACGGGCCCGCACGCTCCTCGGCGTCCCCGCGAAGTACCCGTCCGCGATCGTCGCCTGGCGCCACGTCAAGAAGGCGGACCGGCACACCTCGAGCACCCCGCCACCGGGGGTGCCGGTGTTCTGGTCGATCGGGAAGTACGGGCACGTCGCCGTGTCCGACGGCGACGGGAAGTGCTTCTCCACCGACATCAAGCGCCGCGGCCGCCTCGACCTCGTCCCGATCTCCCTGATCGGGGCGCGGTGGGGCGCGACGTACCTGGGGTGGGCGGAGACCCTCAACGGGGTCCGCGTCTACGACCCGCCCCCGCCGGCCCCCGAACCGCACCGCGGGAACGTCGTGAAGGTCCACCCCGGGGACACGGTCCTCGGGATCGTCGCCGCGCACGCGAAGCCCGGGACCGACTGGGCCGACGTGTGGGCGCACCCACGCAACAAGGACCTCCGGGCGCTCCGCGGGAAGCCCGAGATGATCCGCCCTGGTGACCAGGTGTGGGTCCCGTGAACCCGCCGAGCACGACCACGAAGGCGTACGTCGGCGCCGCCATCGCGGTCTGCGCCGCGATCGCGGGGATGTTCGCCGAGTCCACGATCGGGAAGCTCGCGGCGATCCTCGCGGCCGGGCTCACCGCCTACCTCGGGGTGTTCAAGGCCAAGAACACCGAGACCGTGGAGACCGGCCCGGGCGAGGGATCGGTGAAGGTCGGGACCGTCGTGTCGAAGACCGGGCAGGTCGTCGGTGAGGTCGTCGCCGACACCGGGACCGCGACCGGCGGGGTCATCGCCGGGACCACCGGGCTCGTCGGCCAGGTCCTCAACGCCACCGTCGGGAAGGTCCTCCCCACGAGCGGCACCGGGCGGCACGGGTGAGCCGCGACCTGCTCCTCGGTGTCCTCCCCGCCTGCGTCGTGATCCTCCTGATCGCCGTCTTCTGATGGAAGGACCCACCCCATGAGCGACACGACGGTGACCGTGCGAGGCCGCTACACCGACACCCGAGGCCGCCCCGTCCGCGGGATGGTGAAGTTCACCGCCCGCCCCGCCGTCATCTACGACGGGGTCGACGTGGAGTTCATCGTCGGGCACACCCGCTCGATCGCCCTCGACGCCACGGGTGCGTTCACCGTCGCACTGCAGCCCACCGACGACCCGGACGCGGCCCCCCTGGACTGGACGTATCAGGTCGAGGAGTGGATCGAGGGGGCCCGGCTGAGGGCGGCGTTCGACATCGATGCCCCCATCGCCGCGGCCGGGGCGGGGATCGACCTGGGGGACGTCGCCCCGGTCACCCCGTCCTCGGGGGACCCGACGGCGTTCGTCACGTTGACGGCGTTCACGGAGGTCTCCGTCCCGCTGATGGGCGGCACGACCGGGCAGGTCCTCGCCAAGGCCTCGGGGACCGATTACGACTTCGACTGGGTCACCGGGGGCGACGGCGCACCCGGCCCGCCCGGCCCGGAAGGACCAGCCGGCCCAACGGGTCCCACGGGCGCGACGGGACCTGGCGGGCCGACCGGGGCGAAGGGCGACACAGGCGACCCGGGCTCGACCGGCGCGACGGGACCAGCCGGACCGACCGGCCCGACCGGTGCAACGGGGCCGACGGGACCCACCGGGCCGACCGGCGCCACCGGCCCCGCAGGGGACCCCGCCACCAACCTCGTCACCTCCGTCGCCGGCCGCCAAGGCGTCGTCGTCCTCACCAAGACCGACGTCGGCCTCGCCAACGTCGACAACACCACCGACGCCGCCAAGCCCGTCTCCACGGCGCAGCAGGCCGCCCTCGACCTCAAGGCCCCCCTCACCTCGCCCGCCCTCACCGGCACCCCCACCACGCCGACCGCGGCCGGTGGGACGAACACCACGCAGGTCGCGTCGACCGCGTTCGTCTCCGCCGCCGTCGCGGTCGCCGTGTCGGGGCTCCTCGAGCTGCAGGGCAACCTCGACGCATCCGCGAACCCGAACTACCCGCCCGCGTCGAAGGGCGACCTGTACTACGTGTCGGTGGCGGGGAAGGTCGGCGGCGCGTCAGGGGTCAGCGTCGACGTCGGTGACGCGGTCGTCGCGAAGGCCGACAACGCCGGCGGCACCCAGGCCGCCGTCGGGGGCTCCTGGTTCACCCTGGAGCACAACCTCGTCGGTGCGCTCCTGTCCGCGAACAACCTCTCCGACCTGACCAACGCGGGGACGGCCAGGGCGAACCTGGGGCTCGGGACCGCCGCGACGCAGGCGTCCACCGCGTTCGAGGCCGCCGGCCAGGTCGCCGCGCACACGTTCTCCGACGTCGCCGCGGTCGTGTCCGCGAACGGTGCCCTCGTCATCGGCAAGCACAACCCCGTCGACGCCACGGGCGGCGCCAGGACCATGACCCTCGCCGACGCCGCGAGCGCGGGGCAGTTGGTGTCGTTCGAGAAGACCGACGCGACCGCGAACACGGTCACCGCGACGATGAACCTGCGGGGGACCCCCGCGTCGGCGTTCCCGTTGACGTTGCAGCGCGAGTCGATGGTGTTCGTGGGGAAGGCGGACGGGTCGTGGTGGCCGGTCGCGGGGCACAAGACGAAGAGCAGCCTGGACGCGCTGTACGCCCCCATCAGCGTGAGCACCGTGCTCGGGACCACCCCGCAGGGTTCGTTCGCGGACGTGGCGACCCGGTTGGCGGCGCAACGCCAGACCGTCATCAACCCGGCCGCCGTCTCGCTCGTGACTATCCCCGGGGTAGCCACCGCCGCCACCGCGACCCAGGCGATCTCACCCAACCTCGACACCTACTTCCCTATCTGGTGCGCCAGCTACCTGACCTTCGACCGCCTGATATTGGAGGTCACGACGGCCAACGCCACCGTTGGCGCGATCGGACGGGTCGGGCTCTACGCCGCCGATTCGTCATGGCAACCGGGGGCGCTGATCGAGGACTTCGGGTCGGTGGCCATCGACTCCATCGGAGTGAAGACACTGACCCCCGCGTCGGGGTCGCGGACCCTGCCCGGCGGGCGCTACGTCCTCGCCTTGAACAACAACGGCGGCGCCACGACCTTCCGCATCATGCGAGGCGCCCCCGCGGCGTCGGCTCTAATACTGGCGACGTTCGGGACGTCCCCGGCCCCCGCCTTCATGCAGGCATCGCGGACCAACGCCGCGTTCCCGACCCCGGGCGCGGCATGGACGACGGCTCCGTCGAGCACGAGTGGTGTTTACCCGATCCTCCTTCGGGTCACAGCAGAGGCGGCGTGATGAAAGACCAGACCAGCCAGGGCGGTGTCCTCCGCGAGGAATGGGACACCGACACCCGCACCTACACCGCGTGGTCGGCGACCGGCGTGCAGACGGTGCAGCGCCCCTTCACCGCAGCGGAGAACACCAGGGCCGACACCCGGATCGCAGCGGGCGCCACGGAGGCCAACGAGGCCACCCTGCAGGGCTCCCTCGGCGGGGGGCAGGTCTTCGACAACCTCCGCACCATCGCCACCGGCACCGGGCTGTTCGCCACAGCCGCCACCCGGGACGCCGCGATCCGCACCTGCGCCAGGGCCCTCGTCATCCTCATCCGCCTCCAACTCCGCAGGCTCGACGCGACCGACTGACCCCGCAGGTAGCGGGTACAACGCGAAGCGCCCCACCCCTCCGCCCGGCTCACAAAAGCGAAGCGCCTCACCTTGGCGTGGGTCCCGAACGGGGCTCACAATCGGGGTGAGGCGCTTTTCGCATGCGCAGACCCCGGCGACCGCGCTAACGGTCCCGGGGCGTGACCGACACCGCGAGGGGTGCCGATGGCAGGCCAAGCTAGCTGCTCCGTCCGCGGATGCAACCGCCCCCACATGGCTCGCGGGTTGTGCTGCACCCACTATGGGCGACTGCACCGGGCGGGACTACTCCCTGCCGAGCAGCTCACCTTCCCCCAAGGGCACACCCTCGTGGAGAAAGATCCCGCCACGATGACCGGCACGTGCGCGACCTGCGGGCCGGGCACCCGGATGCGCCGCCGAGCGCGAGGTGATCGGTCATGGTTCGAGTGCGCCACGCCCAGTGCACGCGGTGGAGCCCGGCGCGACCGGCTCCGCGCGTACGGGATCACCGAGGCTGATCGCGCCCGGATGCTCGACGAGCAGGGTGGGGTCTGCGCGCTGTGCCGAGACCCGGCCAAGGAGAGTCTCGTGATCGACCACTGCCACACGACAGGATCGGTACGCGGCCTGCTTTGCCACCACTGCAACGTCGGCCTCGGGTTCCTCCGCGATGACCCCGACGTGATGGCTGCCGCGATCGAGTACCTCCGCCGCTGAGATTCGCCGGGGGTGGGGCGCCATTCGTGCGTCCAGGGTCAGGACTTCGGCGGGGACTCCACAACCGCAGGCTGCACGGGCGCCGGTTTCTGCGGCGGAGTCGCGATCCTGCGGTCCGTCTCCACCCACTTACCGTTCACGCACCCGTACGTGATCTGGTACTCACCCGCCCGTGCGGGCACACCCCTCGTCTGCCCCGGCTGACACTCGGGGGCCGGCGCTGGGGGTGTCGTGGGCTTGGCCACAGGCTCCTCCTCCACGGCGACGACCGGGGCCACGACTGGCGCCGGCTTCGGCGCGGTCGTGTTCTCCGCGCGGTCCGCGGCGGTCTCCGCCCGGTCGGCCTCGGTGGCCGCACGGTCCGCGGCCTCGGACGCAGTCTCCCCGGAACCGCCGCCCGATGTCACGACCGGCGCAGGGTGGACGACCTCGACGGTCGGAGCCGGATCCTCGTCCACCACGACGGGCGGCGTGCTCGGTTCCGACGTGGCCTCGTCGGCGACCTGATGCAACGTCACCGGGCTCGGCGCGACCGGAGCCGCCTGGCCGCTCATCACCAACGCACCACCGACGGCGCCGCCCATGATGGCGACGACGAGGACACCCGCGGCGGTGAACCCACCCACGCTCGGGCGCCGCATCACAGCACCTCGAGGTTCTGCAGGTGCCAACCGGCGGAGCCCTGGTCCACGACGGTGCACGTGTAGGTGGATCGCAGCGATGCCCCGAAGGAGTTGTCGCTGTCGACCACGCCGGTCACGGTGACCGTGCCGGTCCCGGCGCTCGATGTGGCGGAGAAGTCCGCCGAGCTCGGCGACTTGAGGCGGTCCTTCACGAAGTCCTTGCACGCACGCTCCGCCATCACCGCACCACCGGAGCCGGTCTCGGTGCCGCTGCTGGTGAGCGCGACCGCGCCCGCGCCGAGGAGCGCGCAGATGACCAGGAACGCCCCGGTGAACCACCACCGGCTGACGAAGCCGCCCGGGTCCACCGGCTCGTAGTGCACTGTGCCGTCGGCCGCGGTACGGAACGCGTACGCGGGTTCGTTCTTCATGGTGTCCCCCCCTGGGATCTGATCACTAGGACGACCGCGGTGAACCACTGGTTGCACCCCGACCGGACGTGCCCGACTCAACCGTTCGGCCGGTGAGCCGCCTCGTACGCGGCTCGCAGCGGTGCGCGCCGAGCCTCCGATGCCCGGTACTCCCGGAAGCACGCGAGCGCCTCCTCCGGGTCCGCGGACACCATCCACCCCGCGATGAACGAGTACAGGCCCCCGAGGTGCTCGGCCTCGTCCGCCAGGCGGTCCAGCTCGGCGAGCGCAGCGGCCTTCACCGCCGGGTCCGGTGTCACCGCGCACCGCCGTCGAGGCCGGGCAGGCGCAGCACCGCGGCGCGCAACGCGTCCGGGCACACCATCGTGTAGATCTGCGTCGTCGACACGCTCGCGTGCCGCATCAGGTCCTGGACCTCGCGGAGGTTCGCCCCACCGGAGAGCAGGAACGTCGCGAACCAGTGCCTCAAGCTGTGCGCCCCGCCCCGCACGCGGGCACGCTTCATCGCCGCCCCGATCGTGTTCGTCACCGTGTTCGGCCACACCGGGCGGCCCGCGTTCGTCGGCGACTCGAACCACAACCCGGCCGCCGGCATGAACCCCGCGAGCGCGAGGACCTCCGGGTGCGCCGGGAGGACCGCCTCGTGGCCGCCCTTCCCGAGGACCCGCAGCGTCCCCGCACCGACGTCGAGGTCCTCCGCGTGGAACTTCGCGATCTCGTGCGCCCGCAACCCCGCGAACGCCGCGAGGACCACCATCGCGCGGGTCCGCGGCGCGAGCTGCAGCGCCAGGACCTGCTGCAGCCCGAGGGTCGAGCACGGCCGTGGGAGACCATGAGGGCGCCGCGGGCGCCGGATAACCGCGGTCGGGTCCGTCGCGGTGAGGCCCTCGACGAGGAGCCACGCCTGCCACGCGACGATGCTGCGGTAGTACGTCGAGCGGGTGTTCGCGTTCGTGTGCCCCGCGAGCCAGTACCGCAGCCCGTCCGGGGTGAACCGCAGCGCCGACTCCCCGGTGGCGAGGGCGGCGCGGCGGACGGCACCGGTCCGCATCTTCACCGTCGCCGGGGACAGGCCCTCGGCGAGCATCGCCATGCGCCACCGGTCGAGCAGGACGGTGGGATCCGGGTCGGGCGCGTCTGTGACAACGACGTGATCGTTCATCGCGGCAGGATGCCGACGAAACGGGCCCCCGCTGCGCGGATCGGGCGATCTTGTGGAGACAGAACGCTTACCACATGTGGCGATCATGGGGTCCTCACGCGGCGGCGCTCAGAGCCTCGGGCAAGGCGACCGGCCAGTAGTACCGCGGAGTACCCTCCGCGTCTAGCAGCTCGTCGACGGGGTGCGGATTCGACACCGGGCCGGGCATGGACCCGCAGCATTCGCAGGTCGGTCCGTAGATCAGCCAGGTCTCATCCACGCCACAGGCCTTCGCCCACTGCTTGAGGTACGCCGAGCGGACCGGAACGGAGTCGCTCGCCAGCCAGCGGGACACGGTCGCGCGGCTGACCCCCAGCTCGGCCGCCATGTCGGAAGACGTGAACCGGGCGTCCTCCATCGCAATCTTCAACCGCCACCGTCGCCTCAGCGACGGGATCACTGCCGTGGTCACCATGCGCCGATGATGCCACGACGTGACGCACGTGCGCCATGCTTCGCGGACACGCTGACGTCGCATTGCGCGTCATGAGGCAATTGTGTCAAGGTGCGGCTCATGCTCATTACGTCGCCTCAGGTGGCCCAGCATCTCGGGGTCAGCTTGCGCACCGTCCACCGACTCGTCGCAGACGGCAAGTTGACGCCGGCCCAGCAGTTACCCGGGCCGAACGGCGCGTTCCTGTTCGACCAGGCGGCGGTCGAGGTACTACGCGCGGCCCGCCAGGCCGCGGCCACGCCTAGCGACGAGACGAACGGCGCGGTCGCATGAAGGTCACCCAGTACATGCGGGCCGAGCGGGACGTCCTCGCCGCGGACGGCGGCGGGATCCGCGCGCGGTGGCTCTACGGCCTGCGCCTGCTCGCCGACCGCGAGCTGATCGCCGACGGTGGCGGCCTCAAGCACGGCGTCGCAGCGAAGCTCGTCGCCGAGGCGAAGTCCCGCGGGATGGCCCTGTCCGAGCGCGAGATCCGGTACCGGATGCAGGCCGCCAGGACGTACCCGTGCGAGTCCCAAATCGGCAACGCCGTTGCCGATTTCAGGGCCTGGCGTGAGCTGATCAGCGCCGGGTTCCCGGCCTACGAGCCGCTGCCCGGCGAGGCCCCTGCGGACTACCGGACATCCGAGGAGCGCCGGCATGAAGCCGCCCGCCGACTCGCCGATCTCGTCGGCGCCCAGGGAGCGCTGTTCCCGCTGGACGAGTACGAGCCGGCCGCCGCGACGCTGAAGGACCTCCACGAGTACGCCGACCGGCAGGACCGGATCACGGCCGGGTTCGTCGCGACCGGCGAACGCCGCCGCGAGTACCTGTCCGCCCTCGTCGTCGCCGTGGATGACGACCTCTCGGTGACCTGGGCCGAGGCGCACCGCCTGGCCTTCGGCGACACCGCACCCGAGCACGGCCCGTAGCAGCGAGAAGCCGGGCCACGCGTCGAACGCGGCCCGGCTCGGGGGGACTTCCAGTGTGCACCCCCGGTCCGACATTCCGCATCAAACAGACGGGGGCACCATGACCAACCCGCACCGGTGGGCGCCATGACCGGCGGTGTCGCGCAGCTCCTCGCCGCGGAGCTGATCGTCGCCGCGCTGATCGCACTGATGGTCGCCGCGATGCTCGTCCGGGCGTCGTCGCGGGAGATGTACGTCGCCCGCGCGTTGCGTGATGAGGCTCGGGCGCTGCTCGCCGGGCGGGACGAGTCGTGACCGCGGAGTGTTTCGCCTGCGGGCATGAACCGCACGTCCCGGAGCCGTGCCTGGTCGCGATGTCCGACCCGCCGGGGCCGTGTGGCTGTGGCCGGTCGCAGCGCTGGTCGCCTCCGTTCGGTGAGGACCTCGAGGCGGACCTGCGTGCCGAGTACGCCGAGGACGCGCGCCGTGACGCGGTGGCCGAGGAGCGCGGGTGAACGGCCCGGAGCATTACCTCGAGGCGGAGCGGCTCCTAGGGATCGCCCGTGAATGGCTGCGTCTGGCAGCGACCGGGGACTTCGCAGCGGCGCCTCCGCCGGCGTCCGTGGAGATCACCGTCAACCTGGCGCGAACGCATGCGGCGCTCGCGCTCGCCGCCGCGCAGATCGACACCGCGTACGAGCTCGGTGAGCCGGCGTCGGGTGATTGGCATCGCGCGATGTACGGCGACCACCGGCCGCCGGCAGGGGACCAGCCGTGACCGCCGACCGGGACCGCGACCCCTGGTGGGCGGCGGATCACGTGAACGACGGCCTCGGCCCGTACGACTCCGATGTGCCGTCCGGGACCGCTGAGGAGGACGCGCGCCCGAGCCGCGCGGAACTCGCGGAGCAGCTGCGGTTGGACCGCGCCGAGTGGGCCCGCGCCGAGGCCCGACGGGCGGCCGGCGCATGAGCCCCGTTACCCGCCACGGATGGATGGGCGTCGAGGTCGTCGTCGTCCCCGACCCCGAAGGTCGCCCGGGCATCCTGCTGCAGTTGCCCGACGGGTTCGTGCTCATCAAGCGCTCCGTCCACGCCCGCGAGGTGGCGCACGCGCTTATGCAGGCCGCCGATGACCTCGACGCCGCGGCGACGCCGCCGGAGGCGCGGCCATGACCCTGCGCGAGTACCCCGGCATCACCCAGCGGTCCGAGGAATGGTGGGCCGTTCGCCGCGGCATAGTGACCGCCAGCGTCGTCGGCCGGCTCATCACCCCGGCCAATCTCGCCGTCGCGAAGAACGAGGCCGCCCGCAACGCCGGCGCCGCGATCGTCGCTGAACGGATCACCGGCCGGACCGACGACGGCGGCGGTGTGTCCTGGGACATGCTCCGCGGCATCGAGCACGAGCTGTACGCCCGTGAGGCCTACTCGGCGAACTACGGTGCCGTCCGCGAGATGGGCTTCATGGCCCGCGACGACTGGGGCTTCACCATCGGCTGGTCCCCGGACGGACTGGTCGGCGACGAGGGCTGCCTTGAGATCAAGTGCCCCCGCGCGAAGGGGCACCTCGCGACGATCGTCGCGGACGAGGTACCGGCCGAGCACACGGCGCAGATCCAGACGGCGCTGCTGGTGTCAGGCCGCGCGTGGTGCGACTTCGTCAGCTTCTACGGCGGCATGCCGCTGTACCGCAAGCGGGTCCTCCCGGACCCGAGGTGGCGGGACGCGATCGTCGCGGCCGTCACCGCGTTCGAGGCCCAGGCCGAGGAGATGGCCGCCGCGTACCGGACGGCCGTGCAAGGCCTGCCCGCCACCGAGGCAATCCCCGACCTCGAGGTAGTGATCTGAATTGGACATCACCGAGACCCTCGCCCCGAAGTCCGACCAGCTCGACGCCGTGGATCTGCTGGGCGGGCCGCGGACGTTCACCGTCGAGCGGGTCACCAAGGGCAGTAGCGACGAGCAGCCCGTCCAGGTCCACCTGGCCGAGTTCCCGCGGGTGTGGCGCCCCAGCAAGGGCATGCGCCGTGTCCTCGCCGCGTGTTGGACCCCGCACGCGAACGAGTGGGCGGGGCGGCGCCTCACCTTGTTCTGCGACCTGACCGTGAAGTTCGGTGGCATCGAGGTCGGCGGTATCCGCATCAGCCACTTGTCGGACCTCGCGGGGCCGAAGAAGGTCCCGCTCCTGGTGACCAAGGGCAAGTCGGCGTTGTACACCGTGCAGCCGTTGAAGGAGGAGACCCCGCGCGCGCTGTCGCAGTCCCAGTCCCAGCGGATCGGTGCGCTGCTGAAGCGGAACGACCTCACGGACAAGGGCCTGGTGCTGGCCCTCTACGCCGATGAGGTCGGCCGTGAGGTCGCAGCGACGAAGGATCTGACGGTGAGTGAGGCTGACAAGGTCATCGCGGCGCTCGAGCGGATGGCCACGGAGCCGTCCGTCGAGCAGCCACCCGAGCAGGCGGCCGGGTCCTCAACCCCAGGCCCGGCCGCCGAGCAAGCCGACCCCGACCCCGAGGTCAACGCCCACTGGGCGCCGCAGGAGACGCCATGACGGGCCCCCAGAACACCGACGCGCCGCCGGTCGCGGAGTGGATCCGCGGGAAGGCCATCGAGCACCGCCGCGCGGGGAAAACGTGCCTACGCACGGGGCACCCCGAGCAGGCGGAGGCGTACCGCCTCGCCGCGATCGCGCTCACCGACGTCGCACGGGCGACGGACGAGTACCTGGCGGACCGGTCATGACGGCCGGCCGCGCGGACCTCGTCGTCGTCGTGCACCACGACAAGCCCGTGGGGCAGGGGAACCTGTCGAAGGGGCTGCACGGGAAGAGCTACCACTCCAACGGGAAGGCGCTGCGCCCGTGGCGCGCCGCGGTCAAGGTCGCCGCGACTCGCGCGATGTGCGGGCGGCCGCCGATGACCGGCCCGGTGGTCCTCGAAGTCACGGTCACCGTCCCGAAGCCGAAGTCGGCACCACGGTCGAGGATGTCGTGGCCCATCACGCGCTACTTCGGGGACTGGGACCACCTCGGCCGCGCGGTGTCCGACGCCTTGACCGAGGCGGGGGTCTGGCTCGACGACTCGCAGGTCGTCGACGGCCGGGTCCGCAAGGTGTTCCCGGGTGAGGGCGAGCACGCGCTCGCGCGGCCGGGCGCCTACGTCGAGGTCTGGGCGGTGCGCCCCCCGGCGACCGCGCAAGACGCCCTCGACTTCGACTCGGCGGCCGCGTCATGACGGACGAGCAGCTCGCGCTCGCGCTCTACGCCGAGCTGTACGGCGGCGGGACCGAGCTCCACCTCGACCGGCTGTGGGGGTTCGGGGTCGCGTCGGTCCGCCGGTCCTGCCTCGAACGCCCGGTGGAGACCGTGCTCCTCGCCGGGGGTGCGTTGTGACGCCGCGCCAGCCGCGGGACACCTCCCTCGGCTGCGCCGAATGCGGGTGGCGGGGGAAGACCACGACCGCCCGCCTCGCCGCGAAGGCCCTAGCGGGCCACTCCTGCGAGAAGGCCCGCCGCGACACCGCCGCAACGGGCCGCGGCCGCACCCGGGACGCCGCGATCGACCGCACCCCCAAGCCGTGCGCGCACCCGAGGGCCCGCCACGAGCACGGGCACCGCAACACCTACACCCTCGACCACTGCCGGTGCCTGCCCTGCTGCGCCGCGATGTCCGAATACAACGAATGGTTGGCCCGGCAGGTCGCGTACGGGCGGGATCGCCTCGTCGACGCCGAACCGGTCCGCGCGCACGTCCGAGAGCTCGCGACCTCCGGGATGGGATGGCGCCAGATCGCCCGGGAGGCCGGGGTCGCCCCGCAGACCGTGTCGCGGCTCCTCTTCGGCGGCGGCGGTCAGGGCGGCCGGGCGGTGCACCGCGAACGGCTCCGCCCGCACCACGCGCAGGCGATCCTGGCCGTCCGCCCCGGCCGGCACGCACCGTCCGCGGTCGTGGACCAGACGGGCACGACCCGCCGGTTGCAGGCCCTCGTCGCCGCGGGGTGGCCGGCGGCACGGCTCGCGACGGAGCTGGGCATGACCGCGCAGAACTTCTCCCCGCTCGTCCACGGTGCACGCGGGGTGAAGGCCTCCACCTGGGTCGCGGTGAAGGAGCTGTACGACCGGCTGTGGGACGAATCCCCGGCGGTCGACACCCCCGCGCGGATGGGCGGCGTCGCGCGGGCCCGCCGGTACGCCGCGGACCGCGGGTGGGCACCCCCGCAGGCGTGGGACGACGACACCATCGACAACCCCGCCGCGCGGCCGAACCGTGCCGGGGGGCACGACGAGGCAACGGTCCTCGCGTGGCTCGCCGACAACGCGGAGCCCCTGGCGGCGACCCGCGCGGACCGCGTCGAGGTGGTGCGCCGGCTGATGGACGACGGGTTCGTGACGATGCGCCAGCTGCAGGCGCTCACCGGCCTTGACGAGGTCGCGTTGCTGTCCCTGCGGATCTCCGTGTACCGCGCCCGTGAGGGGGCGGTCGCGTGAGCGTCGACTACGCCGCGTTCCTGGCGGGGAAGCGCCGGCCCGCGCCGTCGTCCGGGATCGCCTGCACCGCCGAGGAGATCAACCCGTCGCTGTTCGACTTCCAGCGGCACATCACCGCGTGGGCGGTCCGCCGCGGCCGCGCCGCCGTGTGGACCGCGACCGGGACCGGGAAGACCCGCATGCAGGTCGCGTGGGCCGACCGGATCCACCGCGAGGTCGGCGGCCAGGTCCTCATCCTCGCGCCGCTGTCCGTCGCGGAGCAGACGATCCGGGAGGCCGCGGCGATCGGTGTCGAGGTGGCCTACACCGCCGACGAGGCCGACGCCCGCGGTCCGATCAGCATCACGAACTACGAGCGGCTGCACCGGTTCCCCACCCGCCGATTCCGCGCTGTCGTCCTCGACGAGTCCTCGATCCTCAAGGCGTTCTCCGGGGTCACAAAGCGTGCCCTCGTCGCCCGGTTCGCGGACACCCCGTACCGCCTCGCCCTGTCCGCGACCCCGGCGCCGAACGACATCGAGGAGCTGTGCAACCACGCCGACTTCCTCGGCGTGATGGCGCCGGCAGAGATGCGGTCGACGTTCTTCATCGCCGACTCCCGCGGGCAGTTCATGAAGTACCGGCTCAAGGGCCACGCCGAGGGCGCGTTCTACGACTGGCTCGCCTCGTGG